TTTTACACTTGACTCACCTTTGCTGTATGCATTAGATGGTCCTTTTGGGCCTGTTGGGTTAGATTCTGTACCACCAGAGAAATTAACTGGCTTAGAATCCATACCAGCTTGACCGCTGTTATTTAAATTTGTGCTTCTTGTTTGAACACCGTTGTCACCGTGTGTAACAGAAATTTTCTTTAGTGTGATAGCTTCCATCATTGCGGCTTCTTCGTCAGCGCCCAATTCCATTTCTTCGCCTGCGTCCATTTCTTCTTCGCCTGCGTCAAATTCGTCAGCATCACCGTCAGCCATGATATCTTCAAATTCAGCCATCAATTGGTCTAATTTATCTTCAATGCTTACTAAACGGTCTTCAACTTCTGCACCGCCTAATTTCGTCCATCATCTGGCCTACTTGTCCACCCATCTGCTCGTCCATTTCATCGTTCATCATATTTTCATAGATTTCGCGGCTTTTCTCAACTACGATATCGTGAAATAATGCACGTGCTTGTTCTTCATTCTCATTGATAATCAAATCAATAAGTGTTTCAAATTTTTTGTTATCCATTGTATGTTTCTCCTGTAAATGGCTTTGTATTATATTTAGTGGGTATCAAAGGAAACAGCACAATAAGTGCTGTTTTTTTGCGTTTTTGTTAAAAATATATATTTTATGCAGTTGGAGTAGCGGCATCTGCTGGTACTGCACCATATTGTTCATGTACTTTCTTCAAATGCTTCTGTCGTTCAAAATTACGAACATCCATCATTTTTCTCAATTTGCGAATCTGTCTTAATGTAAGTTTAGTCTTACGGCTTTCTTTCCACTTAGGTTTACTGTTGTCTGCTTCAACATCTTGGTAACCCTGTACAGGTGGATTAAACATTTCAAATAAATTCATATTATTATTTATCTTACATTGCGTTGCCTGCAGGAGCTGGTGTTCCACCTGCTACACCACCAGTTGCGGCATCACCTACAGGACCTGCTACTTCAGGACCTTCCATACCCTCTTCTGGAGGATTTTCCATGGTGTCTGCTGTATCCATATCATTTTGAATATCGCCGGCAGACACGCCAATATTACGTAAATCGCTACCTGTAGGCTCAATATCTGAATCTTTATTATGTTCTTCACGCCATAATTTTTCATTCTTAGTGATTTCTTCTTCAGTCAATCCCAAGAAACGTTCCATAGCAAAACGCTTACTGATGTAGGGGAATGCTTCCATTGTACCAAATACTGATACACGTGCATTATCTAATTCACTTTGACGATAGGCGGCAAAGTTTTGTGGAGGATTAAATTCTAGTGTGAACAATCCTGAGTCAATATTAAAGCCTCTCCAACGCAAGAATAGTTTAAATTCTTCGTCTAGTTTATTACTCAAATACTTTTGTAGTCGTTCGCAATATTGATTGAAACGGAACTCTTGAATCATAGCTGTTCCAACACGACCATCACTTAATGGTGTTGTGTTGTCATCGGGACCAGTTGGTAAATAACTACTTGGAACACGTAGTCCACGTGCTAATCTGTTATTGAAGTATTTTAAGTCATCAATTTCACCTAAATTCTGTCCACCGGGTAATACTTCAACACTACTTCCACGACCATCAGCAGTGACTGGGAAGAAGTAATCTTCGTTCATTGATAATGGATTATATGTAGCGTCTACAATAGCTTGACCACCGTGTACACTTGGAATACGTCTTTGATGAATCTCATTCTTAATACGCTCAACAAAAGCCATAGCTAAGTGACTTGGCATATTACCAACGTCAATCTTAAACATTCTACGCTCTGGTGCTCGTTGTACACGATAGATAAGAACAGCGTCTTCCAATAATTCTTTTTGTTTATAAACTTTAAAGATGTTCTCTAATATTGATTGACCAAAAGGCCAAAAACGATCAAGACCTTCTGTTAAACTCAAGTGAACAATGTGTTTGGCATCAATGGCACTTTCAGCTTGACCTAATGTAAAACGACTACCAGTTGTGTTGTATGGCATACTTGGAACAGTATATCCACCTCCGGCGCCTCCGCCGCCTGTTCCACCACTACCTGTTGCAGGATTAGCCGCAAAGTCTGTATTAGTTTTAGTAGCAACTGTTAAGTTTTGTAAGTTAATATTAATGTCTTTGATAACATATTGCTCAGGCTTCTTACCTTCGCTTTCGTTAACAATAACTTTAATAATCTTAGTCATGTCAATCCAAAACAATTTAAATGTTTCTGGATCACGTACAAATACTTGATCTCCGTACTTTACAGTATTACGGAAGATTTTGAAAGTTCTTGTACCAAATTCGTTTAGTTTACACCATTGTTGCAATTGTGTTTTTAGTAATTCTACTTCATGTGGAGTAGGATCTTCAGTAAATTGTAGATTGAATGGAGTATCATTATGTTCATTTTTCTGTGTACTGAACTCTGCTAAAATATCTAAACATGCATTAATCTCAGCATCAACATCCATCATCTCATATTGATTATATCGTTCAATACGATTTGGGTGACCAGTATAAACTTCAGGTAGTCGGCTACCGTAATTTTTATAGCCCATTTCAGAGTTATTCCATCCACCGGTAGGTGAATTATTTTGTCCCGGGCTACCGTTCCATGAACCGGTGCTATTGCCACCGCCTATAGGGCTAGATATACCACTCTTGTTTGTGAAACGTTTTTTGTAGGTCATAATATTATATATTATTTAGTATGAAATCAATTATACAGCAGAAAACTTGACTAGCTTTTCAGTCTGGCTATTTCCATCTTCAAGTGCATCAATCATTGCATCAAACTTTTCTTCCATCATTGCATATAAATCTGACATAATTTGATTTGAATCATCCTGAGTAGAAGTGTTATTTGTAGTGTTATTAGTCATCTCCGATTTTAATTGTGCTTCACTAGTGTTTAATAACTTAGTGATAACAGAGTCTGGGTTTAATGGTAATATAGCTTCATTACCATGTAGAGTTGCCGGGTAACCCTCTATAGGGCCATCTGCTAGTCCACCGTCTTTAGCTTGCAAACCACCTTGTGATATTAATCCAGTTATAGTTGGGGCACGTTTACCTACTTGACCATACCATTTACTATCTCGTAATCCTTCGGCTGCGCCTTCAGCATTACCCGCTTCAATTTTTTTAGCTGTATTTGGAAATCTTTTATACCAACTAGGTCCCATATTGAATGTCAAATCAGTCAGCGCACCTTGACCTGCACTATTAAATTTATCAAATCCTGGTATACCTTCGGCTGCTTTACGATGATGATTGTAATCTTCATCAAACATTTTCATAACTTCTGCATCACTAAATTCTCTATTCCAAGAGTCAGGTAATGATTTACCATCACCAATTAAGTGACCTACACCAACGGTCCATAATCCTAAACTATCTTTATACGGTTTATTTACTTTACCTTCATGTCTGATAATCATGTCTTTGACTGCTTTTTCATCAAGACTTACACTAGAACCTTTTGATTTTTTAGGCATATCAGTACTTCCTGTTCCGGTTTTGCCATCTGCGCCACCGTCACTTCCAGATGATCCCATACTAGGGAAAGAAATAGCAGGAGCTGATCCAACAGCCGGTGCCTTTTTAGATGATTGTCCAGATGACATTGCGGCACTGCTACCACCACCTCCACCTGCACTACCTCCTGCACTACCTCCACTTGCACCTGCACTACCTCCTGCACTACCTCCACTTGCACCGGACGACTTACTACCAGTGCCACCAGTGGTAGTAGATTTGGATAAACTAGTAATTGATGCGGTTAAATTAGTTAATGCACTATTAGTTGATAATAACGTTTTATTCAATGTAGATAATGTAACTTCTTGTGTCTCAGATGCTTTAGTTAATTTTGTAGCATCTTCTTTGGCTTGTTTAGCTATTATTTCATCTTCTTTTGCTTTATCAGCAATAATTTTAGCTACATTTCCTGCCTCCGGGGCACCTGCCTCCGGGGCACCTGCAACTGCCGGTTTATCAACCATAGATTTACCTACACTCTTACCTACTTTTTCTCCTACAATTTCACCACCTTTACTACCTAACCAACCACCAACTGCCGCTCCTAATATTCCACCAATAAGCGTTCCTACAACTGGTACAACTGATCCCAATGCGGCACCAGCGATGGCACCACCATATGCTCCGGCTGCGCCACCGGCCGCCTGACCAACACCTGTACCAACTGCTTCACTTTTCTTAACAGTACCTTCGTCTTTAGTTAGTTCACCACTTTTAACTTTTTCGTCTACATCTTTAGCACCTTGATATGCAGTCATTGCGCCGGCGCCAACAGCTATTACTCCGGCCGCAGGGCCTGCAAATCTGCCGGCTGCACTTGCTACTTTACCGGCACTACCAGCCATTTTACTTAATGAGCTTGCATCTTTAACTGCGGATGCTCCTTTAACAAATCTACCTTTACTATCACGTGCTCTGGCTGGTTTATCTTTACCCTTACCTTTTTTATCAGCTCCATCGCCGCCCAGACCTAACTTATCCATTGCGGCACTTGCAGCCATTTTTGCTAGCGCGGCTGCGGCTATGGTAGCCGCAGTTGCTAATGCAAGCGCGGCAATTGTACCTGTATCAAATCCTTTTAGTAAAGGATTATATGAGGCAATAAATTTATCTAATGCAACTTTTGCTTCAATCTCTGCTTCAGTTAATTGATTTCTAGCAATCTGTGCTGGATCTGTTGCAGCCGCGCCACCTGCACCTGCTTCACCTGATGCTAGCCCTGCTGTTTTACCTTGTGAATCTTTTAATGCGGCTTTCTCATCACGACTGCCCATTCTGCCATATGCTTGTGCAGTTTCAGTGCCGCCTAAACCTAGTGCTTTACCTACACTTTCACCTCCATATACAACTGCTGAACCTGCACTAAGAAGCATTTGTTCACGCTTCTTCTTCATATCCTCACGGTTTGCGGCTGATATAGCATCAACTTCTTCAGCAGATTTTGCTCCTTCTATTTTTTTCTTTTGTGCGGCCGGGTCAAATCCCATTGTTGCCAAGCCAGCAGTACTTTGGTCAAATGTGCCAGTACGTGCGGCCCTAGCCATTTGTAATCCTTGCTCTTTTCCAAATGAATGAACATATTCTTCTGCGGCACGTTTTCTATT